TTCGTCGTCCATATCCATTGACAAATCGCCTTCTGGATCGCCGCCCATCTCTAGATCGTCGTCTGCTTCAACGTAGTCGCCGTAGTAGTCTTCGTCTACTTCTTCGTCAGCTTCGTCTACTTCTTCGTCAGCTTCATCAACTTCTTCATCGCTTTCGTCAACTTCTTCGTCGTCGCTTTCGTCAACTTCTGCTTCCCAGTCTTCTTCAAGGTCGTCATCGCTTTCTTCAACGTCCTCATCTGCTTCATCAACTTCTTCTTCGTCTGCTTCATCAACTTCCTCATCGTCTTCTAAAAGGCCTTCGTAAATTGAACGTGATTTTTCAACTACAATTTCGTGGAATAATTCTTCTGCTTTAGCTTTATCTTCGTTTACAAGGTACTCAAGCATTTTACTAAACTTGTCCGAATAGTGAGCGTTTTCTGTTTTCTTCACTGGACCTGACTTTGCTGTAGATCCTGTTTTTTTCTTATCAGCTTTTTCAGCTTGATCTAATTCTTTTTGTTTTGCTGCGCTTACTGGACCGCTTTTGCTTCCTGGTACTCGCTGGACGGCTTCCTTTAAAGGTCGTCGCCCTCTTCTCTTTTGTTGTGCCATTGTCTTTATCTCCTAAATGAAATATATGGTAAGGCTGTCATATAGTTTTATTTAATACATATATAAAAAACGGGGTTTAAATGGTGGTCAAACGGTGGGGTTTGACTCAAAAAAATTGTAAAATTTTGTAACGTCATAGGACGAAAAATTTTTAAAGTTAATGTACTCTACAGGTACATATGAGTCAGGTGTGCCTACTCTCAAAAACTTTATCTTAGGGTACTCTCTTAGAACAATTAGTATTTGTTTAACCCAATTTCTATAAAAGATTGCTTCTTCATTTTCTAATTTATAGTTTGGTGTACCAGCGTAGACATTGTTAATCTTGCCGTTGATACCTATGAAGTCAAATCCAATTAGATATATTTCTCTATAATTTTGTTGTGCTGCTAACCATATAGCAGATGGTCCTGAGCTCCAACCTCGCATTGGCTCTAAATAATTTAATCCTTCAATGTCATCGTAAGATCTAGAGTAGTTTGTATAGACTTTATTTGATAATTGGTACCCTGTTCTTGCTATTTCTTTTACCATTCTAGGGTCAACAGCCACTAGATAGTTGGGGGTAAACTCTCTATACAGAGCATTACATCCGTATATTGGTCCATGTTGCTGTAGTATTTTGTGATTTACTTGTAGGCGTGATTTACCGTTACCAAGAACGAAGGCAAGTTTAGGGCGCATCTAAAGATTTTGCACGGCTTTTGCAAGGTTGTGAGCAGTAGTTACGATGTCGGGGAGATGTATTAAATTGTTTTTTACACACTTTACATTCTTTTACATCTCCATATGTCACTTGACGAGATAATCTTTTGTTATCTTTGTTTGTGCGTGACCAGTTATGCGACTTCTTCTTTTTTCTTTCTGCACGGTTAGCCATTTGTTTAGCTCTATACTCAGGATCTTCCCATAGTTTCTTGACAGAGTTGGATAATTTAGTCCGAACAGGAATAGACTCAATACTTTCTAAACGCATTTTTCTGTAATCCTTGCGGGACCATATTTTTGTAGGATGTTGGTATAAACAAAGAGGGTCCTCTGCCGTCTCGTTAAGTAGGCGTTGTTCTTCTATTTTTATGGTCTCTTTGGGCCACGGTGTTAGCTCCCATTCAAATTCTTCAGGGCTATGTAGAAACAGGAGGCGTTTCATTCTATTAGAAGTTGTGAAGTAGTTATGTAGGAAGTCTTCTTCAGGAGGAACTGTGAGCTTTTTAGAGTAGCGGGCGCCTATGTAGTAGAGCCCTGTAGGTTTATGTGTTATTTTATAGAGGTAACTATAGTCCACCCTCACCTGTCATTTGTTGGATACTAGACATCCCATACATCTGTCGCACAAACTCAACTTCGTTTTGTTTTTCTCTGTCGTGGAGTTCTGCTGCTTTACGGACTCGATTAATTTGCTGGAGTGTTAATCGTGTTTTACGAGTGTCATCTAAGTTAACCATAGAACTATCATGCTCAGGTTCGTAGCGATCCTCGTCGTGAAAGTTCATAGATTCTTTGTCGTAATAAAAGATTTCTCGTAATATCATAGTATTATTTATGCTGGTGGCATTCCTGCTGTATCTACTCCGTCTGGCATACCACCTCCGCCTAAGTCATCGCCAGTAGCTGAATCAGGTTCTGCACCCATGCCGCCGTCGTCTGCGCCTTCTATATCTGCTTGATCTTCGGCTCCTGCTACATCAGCTGATATACCTGCGCCCGAAATGCCTGCTCCTCGCATCTCTCCAGTAGTATCTCCGCCCTTCTTATCCATCTCTTCGTCGTTCTCCTCTCGCCATAGCCGTTCATTTTCAGCCATATCCTCTTCAGATAGCCCAAGGAATCGTTTAAGTGCGAAGCGATTAGCAATAAATGGTATAGCTTGTACTTGTGAGAAGGAAGAAATACGTTGGTTGTCTAGTTCAGATTGTCTGTATGCTGCGAAGTTCTTAGGTGGCATAAAGCGAATGTCAAACATACTTGTGTCAATATTAACACCTTTGTCTAGCAAATAGAGCTTGAACTCTTGATCAAATTGTGTTACCATTAACTTTTGTAATCTTTCACAATAGTTGTTGAATCGTAGCTCTTGAATATATGCTGTACCTACTCTGCCGTCGTTGTAGTTTGCTGTAGCATCTTCTGCTCCAGTTGGCAAATATGATGAAGGAATACGCAATCCTCTGACTAATTTGTTAGTCCAATAGCGTAAATCATCAATCTCGCCTAAGTTTGTACCGCCTGGTAGTGTTTCTACTTTAGATCCTCTTCCCTCAGCAGTTTGAGGGAAGAAGTAATCCTCGTTGATTGACAACGGATTATAACTACTGTCAATAACATTTGTACTGCCGCCTGACTTGGATGGAATGCGTCTTTGGTGTATTTCTGTCTTTACACGTTCTACAAATTGCATCGCTAAGTGAGATGGCATGTTACCAACATCAACGTAAAACACCCTACGCTCCGGCGCTCGTTGAACTCTATAAATGAGGATAGCATCCTCAAGTAATTCTTTTTGTTTATATACTTTAAAAATAGGTTCTAGCAGTGAGGAACCAAAAGGATAGTTAGCATCAAGCCCTTCTGATAATGATACATGAACAACATTTTTTTGATCTATTGTAGTCTCTTCCTGTTGCATAGAGTAAGTAGAGCCTACCGGACCTGCAGAAGACGATGTGCTTGGACTTAAAGCACCGCCTTGTGGGCCCATTTGTTGCTGTTTAGGTGTAGTAGCTACAAGATTTCTGAAGTTAAAGTTAACATCTTTGATAGCGTATTGCTGTGGTACCTTTCCTTCTGACTCATTAATAATAATTTTTGTTACAGATGCAGCATCAACGTAAAATAATTTTTTTGTTTCAGGATCTCTTAAGAAGAATGAGTCGCCATACTTAAACGTATTACGGAAGATTCTAAACATTCTGTTTTCAAAATCGTTTAGTTTGCACCACTGCTTTAGGTATTGTCCTAGGATTTGCACCTCGGAGTTGGTGGCATCTTTGTAAAATTTGAACTCAAAATGTGTATCGTTGATAGGATTTAGTTGTGTACAGAACTCAGATAGAATGTCTAATGCAGCATTTACCTCAGAATCTGTATCCATAGTGTCGTATTGTGAGTAACGATCGACACGATTAGGTGCTCCTGAATAGAGATCAGGTAAAAAAGATGAATAGTTAGCTTTAGCTGGGCCCGGGCGCACTCCGTTTTGCTCTCCTGATATTGGAGAATACATTCCTTCAGGTGCGTTTGTAGGTTTAGCTGGTGTAAAGTGTCGTTTCCAAGACATAAAAAGTTCCGTTATACTTTATTTATTGTAGTACCGCATGGATGTCGTTACGATTAGGTTTTAGACCACCTAACCTATTATTAGTTTGTGTTTGCTGTCGTGCTTGATAATCTGATATGCTATTTCCGTGTTCAGTAGTTGTGTTAAGTTTCTTCAGCTCTTCTAGTATGCTATATTGTTGTTGAACAAAGGTATTAAGACTTGTGTTGGTAGCCTTGGTTTCTTCAAATAATTGTTCAAACTCATATTGCGTCTGCTGTTCTTTTTCACTAATTTTTTTACCTCCGGATTTAGCTTCTTCTTTAGTCGGAGTAATTGAATATTGTAGGCTAGGTACTGATGGTGCTACAGACGTTATTGATACAGGAACCTCTTCTTGAATTTCGGTTACTTTAGGTGCAGTAGTTGCTGTTGTAGGTAATTCTGCAGCAGGTGCAGCAGGTGCAGCAGGTTCAGAATCATCACCGAATATATCGTCTTTTAAAGCTACAAGTCTATCAAATCCGTTTGTTAGACCAGTCACTGTTGCCTCTTTAACTTGAGTAACAAAATCACTTTCTATTACGTTTTGAAAGCCTTGTTTTCCTTCAAAGTAAGCATTACCTAGATCAGCATTTGCATTATCCCATGCCTCTCCTAACTTTTCTTTAATTTTATCAACATCAAAACCCATATATTCTAAAATAGTACTAGATAAAGAAGTCATTGCGTCCTTTAGCCATCCTAGAGCAGTAACAATAGGTTGTACTATATTTTTATCAAATTTCTCAACATCAAAACCATGCTCCATTAACCATTGTTTAGAATCTTCTTTCCAGGTACCCATTGCTGTTTTCATATCTTCGCGAATAGCAGCAGAGTCTACACCAATTTTAGCAAACGCATCGTCTGTAAATTTTGTAAGTTTATCTGTGACAATTTCTAAATCAGATTTTATTTGAGTTGTTAGTTTCTTTTGCTCTTTGTTTTGTTCTTCTACTAGCGTTCGCTGATGTTCAAAAGGATTAGCAGACATAATTTCTTTGTGTCTTTTTTCTTCAGCTTCTTTTTTTAATGCTAGTTTTTTATCAGCTTCTTCTTTTTGAGCTATACTAGCATCAGCACTCTTTTTTAAATCTTGAATAGCTTTATTTCGTAGTTTTGTTTCTTCGTCGTAGGTTTGAAATAATCGCGATTCTGGGGAGATAAATTGCGATATACCGTCTGTTCCATCTGCAATAGTTTGTGATAAAGATGCTAAAGATCGGGATACTGCTATATCACCTAATTGAAGATTATTAGTAAAGTCGACCATGCGCTCGTTCATTGAAGCGCCTATATTCTGCATTCCGGTTTCTAAGTTGTTTAACACACTGTTTATACCGGTACCAACTGATTTACCTTGCTCTTCTATTTGCTCTTTTTGATCTTTGGCAATTTGTTCCATTGCCTCTGCGAACAAATCGTTAGCCATAGCGTCTGTAAGATATACAGGAATGTCTTTACCAACTTTAACAAGAGCATCGTAAATTCCGCCACCTGCTGTTAACGTATTTGCCGCTTGCCTTGCAACCTCATTTCCAAAAGGCGCCAACTTTGCCATAGCCAAGAAATCATTTTCATTTATTCTTTTAATAATAGCACCGCCCACATCTATTGCTACATCACTAACATCGCCGCCTTGACGTGCTCTTAAAGCTGCTTGCATTACTTCATCGCCAGCTGATCCAAGAGCAGACATTGCTGCCATACCTTCCTCAGTGTAAACAACACCATGTTGGAATATTTCTTGGAATGCTTTTTCAGCACCTTCGCCAAACTGCCCAACTGTTCCCATTAAGGTTTTAAATGCTTGAGCAACACCTTTTGATCCGTCTCTATCTAGTTGTCGAATGGTTGCATCATTTTCTGCTTCTCGTCGTCTGTCATCAACTCTTTTTTGTAATTCTTTTCTTTCTTCTCCAGATAATCTAGCAAGAGCGTCTAGCTGTTTGGCATATGCTTTTGCTCTACCCATTTCTTCTTCACGGACAGCAGCATCATCAAAATCTCTACGTCTCTGCATAGTCATTTGTCTGCGGATCATTTTTGTAACTTGTTCTGTGGTAAATCCAAGTTGCTTTAATTCAGCCATTCCGCCAGAATCTGCAAA